GCGCGGGGGGCGGCGGGCGCGCCCCCCCCCACCTCTTACATTACTTTTCTACATTAGGCCAAAGAGCTACATCAACGGTCTTAGCGCTTGCAGATTTTGCAGAAATGGCAATGCCCAATACTGGATTTGTGTCTGTTTTAGTTGCACGCTTTTGCGTCTTATCAAAATACACAACATCACCTACTGCAAATGCATCTGTCACAACTGCATCAACTGTAAAACATCCTGTGACCTTAACCGCACCGATTGCACCAGGCGCAATATCAGTTATTGCCACGCCGTGCATTTTGCCGACAGGGACAATGTCCCCTACGGCAATCATATCGGATGCTGTATTTTTAAAATCAATACGATCTAATTCTTGAATGAATTGTGCCATATCTAGTTACCTCCTAAATCAATTACTAATTATTTACCAGGGTTTTTGTACAAGCCACGGAAATCGAGCGCTGTTGCGTTGCAATCCATTGCTACTTTGTACTCGATGCCGTCAACTTTAAAGCCTGTTTGTGTTTCCAATCGAGGTGTTTCAACACCGTTCAAGTACGTTACTTCGATAGTTTGAACATCTGTAGGACGAGCTGCTAAATACCATGCGTGTGGATCTGTTAATGCCGCATCAACTACAATAGTGAATCGACCGCCGAATGGGTTAACTGTACCATTGCTACGAGCTGGGTCCACTGTGGATTTAACCAATTCGTAAGCCAATGCTTCGAGTTCTGGCGGAATAATCAAATATGTAGGTGCGATGTTCAAATTGCGATTTTCGCCAATATGCTTTTGACGGCGCATTGCTGCTACACCCGCAGATAAGGATGCAACACTTAATTCAGCACCAGTAGCCGCCAAGTTGCCTCTGTCAGTACCGAATAGTGCTTTACCGTCACTCAATACGGTATTACCTGTTAGCAACCCGTACACCATGCTGTTGATGGTATCCTTTGCAGAACGACCAAATTTGGAAGCGATATCTTTGAACACACCCAAATCATCATTGATGATAGCTTGTCGTGTTAAGCTGAATGTACGACCGTATGTTAATACACGAACGTCGTTACCAGCTTCTTCCAACTTAGAATCCTTGAATTGTCCACCTTCAGGAACGAGTTTCAATTCAGCTGTTTCAGAAAGTAAAATACGTTTTGCCGGTTTGAAATCACGGTTACTACCTTTGCCGGTCCATGCATCGAATGTAGCCGGTGCAGTTTCATAGCCTTGTACCAAGGACTTATTTGCTACGTTAGACAAAGCAATTGGGAATGTGGATGTGGAGTTAATTGCTTCACGTGCCAATTCCAATCGGTCAGCATAGTTAGCGGTTAAGCCTTCACGAACCAAAGACTCACGAGCTAATTCCATCAAGGACATAGAACGAAGTTCATTTGCGCCTGGTGCAGGGTTCGCAACAGGGATGCCTGCAGACATCATCAAAGCATCTTGCATAGCCATGCGGAACTTATCAGAATCTGCTTCACCAACTTTAACGGATACTGGTTTATTGCGTTCACGCAACGCATCCATTACTGCCTCACGAACTTCGGCAACAGATTTGCCGGATTTGATGAATTCATCTACACCGTCAACTTCGAAATCACGGCACAGGCTAGTGATTGTGGATACACGTTCACGTTCTGCCGCAATCAATTTTTTAGCGTCATCCGCATTAAAACCTTTAACTCCGGACTCTGGTACTTCCGGTACTACTTGTGGCACGTTTTGCTCAGTGCCTTTTGCTTTTGCATCACCTTTCATAGGTTCCTCCTCATTATCATCTACACTTCTACCTACCCCTACACTTGGATCTGCAGGGACGGACACAATACTAATTTCCAATGGTTCCCAGCCTGTAATTACATATCCTGGGCCGGTAAAACGACCATTGGAGCTTTTAGAATCGGAATCGATTAATTCCTCATATCGACTTATGTCATATCCGACACTCACACCTTGTAACGTGCCTTTTAACACTTTTTGATAAATCTTTTCAGATTCATCATCTTCATCGAATCGAACAATCGCCTTGCCGCGATTATCTTCAATCCACACTTTATCGATGTGACCAACAACTGCACTGCGATTGTGATTGAATAGTAATGTTCCTAAACCGTTATTAAATCGGTCTAGGTTAACGCATCCTTCGTCATGACACAATATCTCTGTTCCGAACCATCTTTCATATGGTTCTTCAGAGGAAAAGGACAATTCGACGGTACGGTCATCATTCGCCTCGATGTTTGTAATTTGCGCCTCTCGGGCATATTTACCTAAGAGCTGATTCTTTGCAAATTTCCCCACTAGCTATCATCTCCTTTCATATCAGTGGCGTTATCATCCGCTAGATTCGTTATGTCCCCATTCATATCAAGGGCAACACCCAATTCCTTAATGCGGTCTTGTTCCAGCTTCCGCTGTTCTAATACTTCTTCCCAGTCCTTACCTGATGCACTACATACATCCTCGAGCGTTGTGAGTCCTGCCTTAATCGCTTCCTTGTTAGCATTAACTTCCTTAACAGGGTCAATCCAAGACCAGCCTGGAGCTAACCACGCTACTTTTTTATAAAGTTTTGGGTTCGCTGCATAGTCATTGGCCGGGATAATTCCCTTCAGGTAGCACGCTTCAATGAAAGCCCGCCATACCGGCATACAAAAATGCTCAATTATAAAACGCTGCATCTGCTTGAATGATTGCTGGTCCTCCAGCATATTCTGCCGAGCTGCGGAGAAGTTACCACTAATATTGCGCGTCACTATGTCCGCGCTTAGACCCATACCTGACGCTATGCGTCTTGTTTGTGTCGCTGAGTATTCTGATGCGGTTCCTGCATTTCGCTTAGGCTCCGCAAACGAAATAGATTCACCGGCACGTAGATGCTGGATAATCCCTGGTGCCATCGAGCGGACTTTTTTGCCTTTACTGTCAATCTTACTTGCAACCATCGGGTTACCCCCAGTATTACTTGTTACGAACGCGCCGAAACATGCGGCTACACGAGCCGCTATAAGGTCGGCATCCATGTATTCATCTACGTCATGAATACGCTTTAATACGAGGGCTAACATACTAACCCCGCGCAGTTCACTAGGTCTGCGAGGCTTATGTAATAGAAAAGCCCTATTACTTGGCAGCCTTGCCTCGTTAAACGACCGTATTCCTAATGGGTCTGTTTGGAATACGTGATATGCTATTGGTCTTCCGTATTTATTGACTTCCACGCCATTAACAATACTGTTGCCATTCTCGCTTACCGATACGGCTCCGATATTCTCACCCTCAATAAGCTGTAATGATAGTGGTATATCTGCGCCTTCGGAGGTCATGTTAACTAAGATTTCCCCATCGTATACCATTCGGCGCAGAGCCATTTCCTGCAATTCGTAGAATGTAGATATCCCTCTGATATCCGCATTCTCTTTATCCACCCAATCAGCCCAGGCCTCCTCAATTTTCTTGTTGAGTCTTTCATTTAGCTTTCCTGCGCGGGTCTTGATTTTGCACTGTGGCTTTATTCCTGTACCTACTACGTTCCGTAGTAATGCCAATACAACACTTTCAGCGAGATCACTATTAAGTTCTGCTGCACGTGCACGACCTCGGATCAAATCACGTTGGCCTGATGCTACCTGTTCAGCTGTACCAAATACTGGCATCCAGTCGCCACTCAATCGGTCTGTTGACGCCGCATCATATCCACGTTCAAGCGAACTGCGGAAATATGCTCTCCGGGCAGCTCGTTCTGGATTGAAATAAGCTATTACCTTATCAAGTATGTTCATCGTCGCTCCCATGACACGTAGGATGTCGTGCTATTACATTCCTCATCATCAACGCGAGCCATTAACTCACGTTCACGAGCATATAATGTCGGCAGGTCATGCGTCTTAAATCGCTTACCACCTACAGACATCTCAGCGTATCCGTTCGTCTCAATTTCCTCGATTATCGTTCGAATACGCTCCAAGTCTTCTCTTGCGCTCATGGTCTCACCTCCTTCTTAGCTAAACCAACCTCGGCTATCTGCATTAAAGTCTTCATCATCCGTATCTTCGTCCTCCTCATCGGTATCCAGATATTCGGGTAAGTATTTAACACCTACCGAGTCCGCCACCATGGCGTTGTATACACACGTATCCAACAAGTGATTTGTTGGATGACTGGTTAATGGTTTCCATTGCACTGTAACTGCTCCGGTCTTTACATTTCGGATTTCTTGCTTTTCCTCCGACCGGAGATGTTCCGAATATTCCTCCGGGCAATCCTTAAATAAATGGATTGTGCCAGGCTCATTAGCCGGACGTACCATACGTGCAAATATAAAGTCCTTCCAGTAATCGGTATTCACTACGTACAGCTTCATGCCTCCGATGACGCCCTTCTCGATGCTGCTCATCTTATAAGGCGGCGCTAGAGGACTGTGCGAAGAATCACCTTTAACTGGCACGCATACTTCTGGATACTGCGCACAGTACTGATATACTTCATCTGTTCGGTAGCCACTATCAATACCGGCCCTCACAATCTTACGGGCCTCACCATACTCTGATGGATATTCTCTATCGATGAGTATCTCGGTTAAGTCTGCCCAACTACTTGCTTGACCATAATCGACTAAGTAACTTGATACACCATGAGCGTAGGCTCTAACCTCCCACCAGAAGTGATCTTGCTGCACATCAACAGATGCGATAAGTAGTGGCGCATGCTGTGGCACAATACCTCGAGGAACTTCCGATTGCGTAAGCACGAGGTTCTGCGTGCTTTTAGTTTTCGCAGATTTCCACGGCTCTGCTAGCCACGAATTGATGAAGTTCATTAACTCACTTGGCGTATCTTTTGATTTGACAAACTCATACGCTACATCCCCGAAGGTGACCCATGGAGAATATAGAGATGATAGCTGATAGGCGACCGACCGGACGACTCGAACTTGCGATTCATTCACCGCCCGCCATTCACCTTGCCGGAGCATATCCATCTTATGCTTATCATCAATACGGTGCTTACAATGTTCGCACTCATAATATGCGGTATCACGTATCATATCCGCATTGCCATGGTGTTCTTCCGGCCATTTTATCTGTTTGAATTTGAGGGTCTGCGACACCCCGCAATGCGGACATGGCACGTAATACTGCTTACGTTCATTTGCGCCCATATAGGATTGCCAAATATTGCCACTTTCAATCGTAGGAGTTGACACCCTTACAATCTTCTTATCAACGAATGTCTTGGTACGTTCCTCAGCCAGCTTAATCGGATTCGCTTCCTTACCGGAGAAAGCTGGGTACTTATCAATTTCATCGAAGAATAAGTACTTAATTGACCGACTTGACAAGCTACTTGGTGAGTTCGCTCCTACGAGCACCATGTAATTCCCGTTAACGAAGTCTAACTCTAGTAGCTTACTGCTTTCGTCATACATATCCGCAAGCGGCTCTACGCTCCTAATCATTGGCTGTACACGTTTATCACTAGCGAATTTCGCGATAGTATCCGTCGGATAAACCATCATGGTTGGAGATACGGTTTGATGTAACGCATATCCAATCATATTAAGCTCAGTTTCCGTCTTACCAATCTGCGATCCGAAACATAACGAGATGCTTTCAATGAGAGGGTCTGTGAATTTGTCCATAGGCTCCTTGAGATAAGGTGTCCGCGCTGTATGCCATCGTCCAGGTTCAGCAGATATATTAGTCAGTACCCTGTACCTATCCGCCCATTCCGAAACGGTGTATCTTTCAGGTGGCTTGAATGCTTCCAGTTCCTCAGGGAACCAGTCAACCTTTGGACTTACCTTTTCCCGTGGCTTTGACTTTCGGCGTGTACTCGCCTGTGCGTGCGTAGCTTTCGAGGTATTCTTCGACAAGGCCATTCACCACCTTTTCTACACGAGCACGTTCCTCAGGATCCGTGAATTCACTTCCGATACGCTTACCTAATTTGGTAAACGATGTTTTTAATTCCAATATTCGGTTAGCCCATGCCTGCGCCACATCGGCACGGGGGACATATTCGCCATTTAGCACATCTAACATTTTCTTTTCTCTTGCAGCCTTTGCTTCTTTATAATCTGCTTCGGCTTCTAACTTACGAGTTGATGCGGATTTGCTTTTAGCATTATCCCCTTTTGCCTGCCCTAAATATACGAGGACTTCCCGGAGATTCCACCAACCTACAGATGCTTTAGGCATTCCTGCTTTATGATGTCGAGAAATAATTTCCGGAGTGACCCGCAAGAGGTCACATAGTTGAGTGCTTGATACGAGTAGATTGCCCGCAGCATCAAATTTCACTCTGGGTTTTGTGTCCGCCATAGGTGTACTCCTTTCTTAAATCGTCTTTCTACATTCAACAGGAAAATTTTTCTCACAGAGAGAGGACCATCGCGCGGGGGCGACCAGCGGCCATTTTTCGCCCTCGGAGTACCTTTTCCAAATTTTTATTTTCTCAATTAGGCATTATCATTGATACTCAATAAAAAAGGGGAGGACCCACACCAAAAAAGGGTTCCCCCCGGGCGGGGGGGCAGCGCGCCAA